ATCAAAATTATTATACGTGTAAAATTTTTCACCTCTACCTATGTATTGAGTATCAGACCAATTAGCTGTATAATTATCTGAAAATGAATCTATAAATGCTCTAAAATGTATAAATGTACCAAATGCTGGCGCATTATTATCTATAACTTCAATTCTAAATTTACATAAATCATTAGTTCCAGCAGGATCTACAAATTGAGAACGATATAATGGTTTAGCATTGATTTTATCTAAAGCACCTAATTTATTTTGAGTTATAGGATCAAGAGCTCCAGCAGTATATGAAATAATATTTTTATCTCGTCTTCCTGGATTACCTAAAAATACTCTATTTTCTATACTTTCATCAGTATAATCAGGAGATATAGATAATATATTTGAGTTTTTAATTCCTTTTCTTAAGTGTTTTCTAAAATCAACTAATCTAGTGACTGTTTTAGTTTGGTATGTTTGTTGTGATTCAAGTGCTAATGCTGGATCAGCAACTATAACTTTAGGGCCCCCACCAGGTAATATACCATAAAATTGATTACGATTATCAATATATAAAGGATTATTAATACCTGTTCTAAATCTACCAGCTGATGCAAACTTTATAGATGTAGATCCTATACCTAAAGTAGATCCAGGTCCTCCTCTATAATTTAATATTTCTGTTCCAAAGGGTGATATTCCGGTTGATGGATTAACAGAAATTGAATTTGTTATTTTTGAATCTTTTAATAAAATTAATCTATTTGTACTTTTTGCTGTAATTCCTATTATAACTTCATTATCATTATATTGAGGAGAAAAATAACCATCGGGCAATAAACCTTGTTTATTAAAATGAGCACCAGCTACTGATAGTCCTACCTGTGCTAATGTATTAGTAGGCAAATATGGACCATTATTTGGTTGTATTTGAGGAGTAGGAATATTTGATGCTTGTGTTCTAACATTTGTTTGAGATAAAACATTTTGTTTAGCTATAAAAAGTAAACCTGGTGTAGTTGTAAAAAATTTAGCTAAACGTTCTACATCTGTTGCAGAACGAGCTATAACTAAACCATTAGTATTAAAAGTAGCTGAGGCTCCTGGGATTGGAGTAACTATAAATGGTTGTCTACTTGCTCCACCACCAGGAGAATCTTTACCGTATTTAAGAGTTAGCAGAGGCTCTACCCCATTTACACCACCTGTATAAACGTTTGGTGTAGGATAACCTGCCCCTCCGTAGAATTTAAATCTCTCAGGGTTAATAAAGATATCTTTTAAGCCCATTACGCTGGTTTAACGTCTACGTATTTTTGTGCTGGAGTTTTGATGTCAAGGTTTGATGGTTGAGGTAATGTATTTAATACTCCGTCATCGTACTTATTGTAATCACGTGTTACAGTTGAGTTAAAAGCACCATTTAATGAGTAGCCTGGAGCTTCTCCAAATGCATGCATTTTTGATTCTTTAGTTGCTAATGGATTAACAGGTGGTGTATTACCTCCATATTTACTTTGGTTTGAACCTTGTTTTCTTAATCTATCTAATAAGCTCATAGTTTTATGTTTTTAATTTTGTTATAAATATTAATATTATGTTACTTTATATGTACCCATACCAAATGCAGTGCCTCCTCTAGTAGTGTCAAATAATGCGACTCCTTCTTTATTTAATATAGCATTTAATGTAGCATTCATTTTTTCCATATGGTTTAACATAGGAATATCAGTTGATGATGAAGATGAACTTCCTCCTAAATTAGTACCTGCTATAACAGTATCATTGCGATCTAAACTATATGTACCTTTTCTACCTGATACCATTAAACCACCGTCTGGAGATATTTGACCATCATCTATTTTAACAGATGATTTAGCTGAATTCATAGCCATTACACCAGCTGCTATACCTCCAGCAATTGCTAATGCTCCTACACCTACAGTCATAGCACTACTTAAGCTTATTGCAGCTAACGCGTTGCCTATCATTGGTCCAAGTAAAGCTAATGCTGATCCAGTTGCTCTAAGTAATCCAGGTACTAAAGATAAAGTCACTGCTGTTCCTGCTATTGTTAATGCAGTTGCTATACCTGATACTAAAGGACCCATTTCTGCGAATACATCTGAAAATTTTTTAGCAGGATCAAAAAGAGCATGCATAATTTCTTTTACACCTTGAAGCGTTTTAGCTATTGGAATTAAAATATTACTTAATAAATCAGCAAGAGGTGATACTATTAATAATATAGGTTCAGCTAATGCTACAAATAATTCTTTTAATTTTTCTATTGTTTGACTAAAACGATCGGCAGCTGATTGTTGAGCAAATTGGTTTGCTAATTGTTCACTACCTAACTGTGCTTTAGCTTCTTCTAAACTTGTTTGTTTAACTAAATTATTAAATTTTTCTTGAGCTGTTTTACCATCAACTTCTGATAGTTTAGCTAGTGCTTCTCTATCCATTAAAGATTGAGCTAATTCATCTTTAGTTAACCCAGCTGCATCAGCGATCGCTTGCTGTTGAATTCTATTCATATTAGCGAAATCAGCAGATGTACCTACTTGTTTTGCTATTTCTTCAGCTGCTCCTGCTATATCATTATTTAAAGCTAAAAATCTTGCTCTTTCAAAGTTAAGATTTTTACCTGTTAATAATTCAGCTTCTAACTCACTAGATATTGAACTTTCAAAATTTAATAACCCTGAAGCTATTTTATCAGCTTGTTCTAAATTTAAACCATATTGCTTAGCTTTTACTACAGCTTCAGCTAATGCCGCTGTTCCTCCTTTTAATGATACTTTAATAGAAGCTGATGTTTTAGATACTTCTCTTAAAACATCCTTTTCATTAATCACTAATTTATTTTGAGCCGCGTAAGCTTCTGCTGCTCCTAATAGTTCAGATGTATTATCTTCTAATGTTTTACCATTAACTAAAGATATTTTTTGAATACCTATTAACTCATCATTAGTATAACCTGCTTGTTCTCTTAATTTAGTAAAGGTAATTAAATCTTCTTCATTTAACATTGCGTTAGTACCTAAAGATTTACCTACAGCTATTAAGCTTTCTTGTAATCTATTAGTATTAACAGCTGATTCTCCTGATAGAGCAGCTACACTAGTTAATTCATCTCGTATATGTAATGCTTCGTAATAACTAACATTAAATGATTTAGCTAAAATTCCTGACTCTTTGTCTACTTCTTTAAGAGCATGAAGTAATTGTTCAATACCTATAGCTAATAAAGCAGCAGGATCAAGAGATTTAGCTAAATTTTTTCCTAGTTCTTTTGCTAAATGTTTAGAAGCTTCAAGATTAGTTACATTACCTTTACTTGCTCCTACCATTGCTTTAGTAGAAGCTAAAGCTTTATCTATACCTAAATGAGTACTTAAAGCACCTAAACCTGCTTTTTGCAATCCTTTACTAAGACCTTCAGCGGCAGCTCCTAAGCTACCCATTGATTTTTGTATTTTATCTGCTATTACAGCTTGTTCTTCAAGTTCTTTATATACTTCAGCTTCAACTAATTTAGCTGCGTTTAAGTCTTTTAATAATGCTTCTTTATTTATTGAAGTACTACGAGAAGCTATTTCAATTTGTCTTTCAATAGATAAAATTTTAAGTTGTCTAGCTTCAATTTGTTTAGTGATATCAGCTCTAGTTAAATCTCCTTTATTTAATTTAGCTTGGTTTTTTTCAATTATATCAGTAGTTCGAGCTAATGCATTTACACCACCTTTTATATCATTAAATAATGTTTTACTGTATGAACTAGTTCTATCAATAGCATTTTTAAAAATCTCACCCATTTGATCAGCAATAGATCGTAACGCGTCTTCAACTATAATTGAAGTTTCGTTAAGTGTACTTTTTATTTCTGCCTCTGCTTTATTCTTAGCCATTTAGATATTTTGTTATAAATATTAAAGGCACCTATTTTCTAGATGCCTTTGTACTATAAGTTGGTTGATTTGATGCTTGTAATTTTTGTTTAGCTGATTTAGGGTCAGCAAAATCAATATTATTTTTATTTTTTGATGTATTATTATAAGCGTCTGATTCTTTTTGTCTTTGATCTGCTATAAAGTTAAATGTTAATTTTCTTAACCAAATAGGCATATCATATACTGTGTGATAATCATATCCACCGTTACCATAATAACATATATCATGGATAACTTTAAATAATTGAAATCTGTATTCGTTACTCAGGCCAAAAAAACGTAATAGTGATAGGAATGTTGATGACCTCCGATTCACCATCTGAATTAATGTAATTTGCTGTTAATTCAATATCGGGTTGTGTTTTTTTAAGATGTTCTCTAAAATCTTTAGAATCTCTAGCTAATAAATAATTATCAACAAATTCTCTAATTGTTTTTTTATCTGTATTTCCACCAACTGATAAAATCATATATTTTAATCTAGTTGATAATTCAGCAGATGAATTTTTATCAATTTTTTTCAATCCATCTAATTCAGCTTGAACTTCTTTTTCATCTTTACCTGTTAATAACTTATATGTTATTTCAGTTTTTGAATGAGGAAATGTATAACTAAAATTATTTGTACCTGGAGTGTGTGTTAATTCATCTAAATAACGAGTTGGGCATTCAGTTAAGTCTACTGTTACTGTTTCTTCACCCATTTTAAAACTATAATCTTTACCGTATCCTAAAATACGAGAAGCAATCATAATAGCATTTTTATCACCTACAATTAACTCATCATAATTAATCTTAGATACAATTAATGATTGTAATAATTTGTCTAAAACTACACCTTGTTTGATATAATTCTGGTTAGTTAATATATCCTCTTCTTTCGCCGTCATATATTTCATTTCGACTTTACCGCTTGATAACGGATTATCTGCGGGGTATATTAAACCTTTTGATGGTAAATCCACCATCTCTGTTGGGAATTTGAACTTGTTGTCTTCCATAAATTTGATTTGTTTATAACTATGTTTATATATATAAATATATGAGAAAAAAAGAAGCTCGCTAAAAGGCGAGCCATCTTAATCCTGTATTTCGGGAGGGGGAGGTTTAGAAATTTAAAATACAATAATCTGGTTGTATAGTTAATGCAATATTTTGTGCTGTTGAATCTGTATCCCAGTTGTAATCACCAAAGTTAGCTGATGTAATTAAAGCACCTTTGATAATCCATTCTGAAACAATATCACCTACTGGTCCTAATACGTCTAATGTTAAGTCTTTCTTATAAAAATCACTATAACCATCTCTACCAGTTACTGATTCGTGATGTAAACGTACCCATTCCATTACCGCCTGAGCTCCTGAAGGAGTGATTGGGTCAAATAATGTCATTTGAATTTCACCCCATTTGCTTTTACCTTTTACAAAACGTTGAACGTTAATGTGATTTAAAGCTACTGCGTCTTGGGTTAAATTTACACCTGCAACTCCTTTAATAATATACGCTGGAATACCATCCATGTATAAAATGAAACGGTTCTGTTGTTTCGGTTCGAACGCTGTGAAAAATATTTCGTTTGGATCTAATACTGCCATGTTTATTTTTTGTTATTTATTCTTTATTATAAATATTATTTAATTTAATCCTTACGCTGGGAATGTTGCTCCTGTAGGTAAGATGTTGAAATCTAAGTAAATAAATTCAGCTGTTCTTGTAGGTTGGATATAAATTTGTCCGATTAACTCATTTCTATCAATTACGTCTGCTGTATTATTTGTTTCATTCATAATTACTCTAAACGCGTATAAACCTTGTTTTTGTTGAACTGATTCTAAGTATGGATTTACTTGTGATAAGAATACGTTTCTTGTTGCTGTTGAATTTTGTTCAAATACTAATGTATTAGCAATTTGTGAAATATAGTTCTTAAGAGCAATTAACAATCTTCTAACATTTACTCTATCTAAAGCTGATGCTTGAGTTTGTAATGTTTTCTGACCATATACTACTGTACCTGTTCCAGGGAATGTAGCAATAGGATTTACTTTGTTTGTATATAAAGTATCTCTACTTGTTTGTGGTAATTTTTGTTCTGCTCTAATTACTTGTAATCCACCTCTGTTAATACCTGCTGGTGCAAACCAAGGCTCAGCTACTGTATCATTAAATGCAAACACACCTGCCATTACTGTTGATGCTGGAACCCAAACATTCTTTCCTGTAGCAGGATCAATCATTTGAACCCAAGGCCAGTATGAAGCCGCGTATGAAGTATTTCTTGAATTAGCTTGAGATGTTACTGTTGAAATAGTAGTGTTATAAGGTACTAAGTCTAATACAAATAAACTATCTCCTCTTGTTTGAGTATTATTAATCATTGATGTACATTGTGATGTATATCCTGAGTTATATAATCCTGGAGCAAATAAGATGTTAAATTTGTATTCATCTTGGTTAGCTAATAAGTTGATCATATTATTATAATCTGCACCTACTAAACCTTGTGTATTTGTACCATTAATAGTTTCGTAAAAATTAGCTCCTGCTGCTACTTGTCCTACACCACCTGTAAATGAACCACTTGAGTTAAATGGAATTGATGATGTGTATTGTGATTTAGCTACCCCTGTATTATCAAAATAATATGGAGTTGGAGTATTAACTGCTGAAACTCTTACATAACGTGAAGCGTTAAAGTAAGAACCAGATACTTCAATTTGATTTGTTGTTGGGTTATAATTTTGATCTTGATCTCCAAGTACTCTTGAAATAAAATTAGCAGCAAATGGATCTAATGATAATCCAGTCCAAGTTTCTAATACAATTGGATTATTTGTATTATCATTACCTTGACGAATTAATAAACTAAATGTTCCAGAAGCTGTAT